AGAGAAGATATAAAACCTACTATAAAACCAAAGGTAGAACCGCAACAAAATCTTGTACCAGATCCAGTAGCAGCAATGGGTGTGGATCCTAAAACTGGAGATTACTTATCAAAAGAAGATAGAATAAAACAATTTAAAGAACGCAGAGCAAAGAGAGCAATGGGAATAGATCCTGACCTACCAGAGGCAGGAGAAATAACAAAGGTTGACAAGTTAGAAGATGCAGGAGTAGGTGAGGATCAAGTCAAAGAGAAAGTAAAGAAAGATTTAGAAGATGAGTTTGAGATAGATCCTAAGATGAAGAAGGCATTTATGGATGCCTTAGCACTCCCTGCTAAGTCTGCTGCTGTTGCAATGACAGATTTATTAGAGAAGATTCCTGCACCAAGTAAGGAAGCATCTAAGATATTGAATAGAAATATATCTAAGATATCTCAGGCATTTAAGTTGGGTGCTGCTAGTTCTGAGGTTGCTAATGATGAGGAAGATAACGATAAGAAAAAAGAAGGTAGTAAGGGATCCTTATTGGGAACATTAGTTGCTAAAGCATTTAATTTAGTTAAAGGTGCTGTTGGTGGTGGAAGTGGAGGAGAAGGAGAAGGAGAAGGTGCTCCTGTAAGTGGTCAACCAATGTTACCTCCTGCATCTGGAGATCCTACACATGGAAGACGTGCACCATATACAGGAACTGCTGATGGTATAGGACTTGGAGATGGCTCAGGCAGAGCTATGCAACCTATCAAGAAACGTAAGTCAGCAGCAGCAAAATTATTTGGTATGACACCTATGGGCATGGCATTCAATGCGGGCAGTAAAATGTTTAAAGGTGCTAAGTCATTTATGAAATCAAATACCTTTAGTAACATAAAGAACATAGGTGGTAAAGCATTTAGTATGACACCAATGGGTATGATGGCAAAATTCATGATGAAAAATACAAAAATTGGAGGAATATTTGCAAAGGGTGAGCAGAAAACTAATTTAACAGAACTAACTGATAAAACTATACAAGAGAACAGAGAAGCAGCAGATGCTAAAACTAAGAAACAAGTTGATATTGCTGCAGGAACTGGTGCTGCAATGGCAGCTGCATCTGGTGGTGGAGCTCCAATGGATCAAGAGGGTGGTGCTCTTGCACAACCAGAAATCAAGGAGTCTCCATACCTTGATGTATACAACGTAACTTCGCAATTCTAATGTCAGTCAATACACAATCTAATTTTCAATTAATAGAATTCTTTATTGCAGATTATCCTCCAATAACGGTCAATCAGGTATTATATGTTCAATACACTGAGGATATGCAAGCAGCTACCATGAGAATGGAAGTTCAAATAACTGATAGTGAGACTGGTTTCTTATCTGAATTAGTTGGTATGGAGAGAGTTTTTATACGTATTGGCGATAGTGAGAACAAAACTGAAATTGGTGGAGATTTTGTAATCTATGATATACAAGATAGAAAAAATGTGGGTGGTAAATCATCTGCTGTACTCATGCTTTGTACCCTAGATTTCTTAAACAACGCTGCTAATAAATTATCACGTAGATTTGGTAAAGGTGAAGGTAAAAAAATTAATGATATTGTAGAGAAAGAAATATTAACAGATTTGATAGGTGTCACTCCTAATAGAATAGCAGAGTTTGAACCATGTATTAATAATTTTTCATTTGTATCACCATATTGGAATCCATTTACTGCAATTAGATGGTTAGCTGCAAAAGCAATACCAGCTACAAAAGGTAGTGGTAAAGCAGCAACTGCAGGATATGCTTTCTATGAGACACGAGCAGGATATAATTTTGTTTCATATGATTCATTTGCTACTAAAGAACCAGTAACAAGAATTGTAGCAGGACATGAAGCTGAAGAGTTAGAAGATGAATCTGACACTGGTATTACTCCTGTTGAAAAAATAACTGTTGAAACATCAGTTGATTTATTAAAAGGTTTAAACTTAGGATCTTACTCTAGTAATGTAATGACAATAGATTTAAAAGATATGAAATACGAGGAGCATCCTTTTAGCATCAATAAATATTATGAAGACGTTTTGACTTTAAACTCAGGTGCAGCTCCAGAGTTCTATAAAGGGTTTGATAATAACTTGACATATACAAGAATCATGTCAAAGGTATCTGACTCTGCATTGTTTACCGAAGGAACATATACACAAGGATTTACAAAGCAACTCTCACAATCTTCATTAAGAGAAAAATTATTTTACGGTAAAAAAGTTATAGTAGAATTGATAGCAGATTATTCATTAGAAATAGGTGAAGTTGTGCAATTAGATATTTACAAAGGTGGTAGAGATAGAGAGCAAGATTTTGCAAACTCTGGTAAATATGTTATTGGTAAAGTTGAAAGAACATTCAAATCTAGTGAAGATAAAATGACTACCAAACTTACATTATATACTGACTCGGATGGTCAAGAAACATGAACGAAGCACTCGCTAATTTTATAGGAAAAGAAGGATTTAACTGGTGGATAGGTCAGGTAGAGAATGATGGTGGGAAATATTGGAATACTGAGTTAGAAGATGGTAAAGGTGCATTTGATTATAGTGATTTTGACTGGACAAATAAAGTTAAAGTTAGAATCATAGGATATCATAGTCCAAACAGAACAGAGTTACCTACAAAAGATTTACCATGGGCTCAGGTATTGATGCCAGCTATCTATTCACAGAAATCTGGTATTGGGTCAGTTCATCAATTACAAATTAATAGTTGGGTTGTAGGATTTTTTATGGATGGTGCGTCAGCACAAATCCCTATAATTATGGGTTCTTTGACTGATGAAAACCCAGAATCAGGTTATGGTGTTAGTGGTGGTGAAAAACGAGGATATGCAAAATTAACAGCAACTGATTATAATAAACGTGATCATAATACTGATGGTAGTTCTTCACCAAATACAGCTAACACAACTCAAACTAATGAAGAAACTGGTATAGATGAAGCACCTACAAATAATGATGGGCATAAAAACGAAGAAGGAACAAAAGACAGTAAAAATGAACGTGGTAAAGCTGAAACTGAGAGTGAGAAACAACAATTAGCAACAGAGAAACAAAAAGTCACAGTCCAAGTTGGTAATGGTAAGTGTGGATCTGAAACTGCTACAAAATTAGAAGGTCCTCTTGCTGAGTTTATGAAGTTTGCACGTAGCATAGAAAAGAATGACATAGATCAGTTTGTTAACAAACTAGATGGTGCTGTTGTTGATTTAGATTATGAAATTAACTTGATATCTCAACGCATACAAAAGAAACTTACTGGACTTACTGCTAACATCAAGGGTGTGGTCATGGAAGAGACCAACAAACTCGTTCAAGAAGGTCTAAACAACCTAAGTATACCAAATCCAGAACTAGATGTTGCAGTTAGAGATCAATTAAAAAATGTTGGTGATCTTGTTTCATGTTTATTCAAACAACTAATAGGTGAACTTGGCGATTTTATTAAGGGCATGCTCAAGGATCTTGTAGAAAATGTTTTAGATACTGCACTATGTCTTGTTCAGAATATTCTTGGTGATATCATGAAAAAACTCATGGACAGTATCACTGGTGCATTGGGTATATTGAAAGGTATTACAGGTGCTATTAAAGGTGCAACACAAAAGATACAAAATTTACTTAATAAGGTTGGTGATTTTATAGATCTTTTCTGTGATGGTCAGTTATCATGTGCTATTGGTGCATCAGTATTTGAAACTGGTCTTGGTGCAAAACCAAAAGGTCTTGAAGAAGCAGCAAAACAAATCGCACAGTATAAAGTTAAACCTCCGAATGCTATATCAATTATTGGTAAGGGAATACCTATAAATGGATTTGTTCCTGCAGTAAATCGTAATGGTGTGAAACAAATATTCAACACTACTACTGGTGCACTTGTTGATCTTAATAGTGCAGCTGGTATTGCAACTGGTTTGACAGAAAAGGCATTTGATACACGAGGACCTCTAGAGAAGTTTGAGGGTATCAATTTCTATGATTCTTCTGGTAATATAGCATCGTCAGCAGTCAATTGTTCCAACTCTATACTGAATAAGAAACCATGCTTCCCAGAAATGGTATGGGATAACTTACAATCTACCAGTCCAGTAAAAGCATTACCTATTATAGATGATATAGGACAAATACTTGGTGTCTTAATGAATAAAAAAGGATCTAACGTAAACGCAGAAGCATCAGTCAGAGCACAATTTACATGTAATGAACCAGAGGGAGGTGGTGCTACATTTAAACCAAATATTATAAATGGCGTAGTAGATTCCGTAGAAGTCCTTACACCTGGCATAGGATATGGATTTGATCCAGCTGATACATTTTGTCCTAAAGAACAATATGGTGTATTGGTAGATAAAGCAGGACTTCAACAGCATCTAAATGATGGTGAGTATATAGAACAAGTAATTGCAGGTAATCCTGATGTATTACAAGTGGTTGATACGGACTATGATGAAGATCATATATTGATTGCAACTATAGACCCATCATTCAACTCTAGTTTAACTGTTGGACTACA